AGCATTCGGAGGTCAATTGCTTAAAATACTCATCATCAAATTCAGGAAAGAGTCTTTGCCTGTAGATGTCGTCGAAAGAATTTGGACAAGAATGATCACGACTTTTCGCGCAAAGATATTATCTATCCCCACAAAAGTCTCTCTGCAGTTGGTGGGTGAAAAAGATGTCCGGACTATCGAAGGAAAAATCAGGCAAGCTGATGAAGAGGCATTGAATGAGCTTAAAGAATTTACAATCGAAGATTATAGCGGATTTGCTGAAGAGAGTGGTGTCACTAGCAGCGCCACCACCGAAGCAGACAATAAGCGAGTGGGCAGACGCGGAAAGAATGCTCAGCCAAGAGAGTAGTGCTGAGTATGGTAAATGGTTTACAGACAGAGCACCTTTTCAAAGAGAAATTCTTGATGCTTTCTCTGATCCGGATGTTTCCGAAGTCGTAGTTAAAAGCTCTAGCCAAGTTGGGAAATCTGAAATTTTACTTAACGTAATTGGCTTTCACATGGACAAAGACCCGTGCCCGATCATGGTTGTGCAGCCGACTTTGCAGCTCGCTGAAGATTTTTCAAAAGATAGAATATCTCCAATGATAAGAGATACACCTGCGCTTAATAGGAAAATAAGCGAAGTTGCTTCTCGTGATTCAGGAAACACTTTACTTAATAAAAAATTCCCAGGTGGCTATGTTGTTTTAGCGGGCGCAAACTCTGCGGCAAGTCTTGCAGGTCGGCCTGTTAGAATCATACTACTCGATGAGGTCGATCGCTATCCACATTCTGCGGGCAGTGAGGGCGACCCTGCAGATCTAGCGATAGTCAGAGCTGATGCTTTCTATAATAGTAAGGTGGGATATTTTTCAACACCAACGATAGAAGACAGCCGCATTGAAAAAGCTTATGCGCAAAGTGATATGCGTAAGCGTCATGTGCCTTGCCCGCACTGTGGTTTTTTCCAACATTTAGAATGGGAGCAGTTAAAGTTCGAAGGGCGTAAGCGCGGCGAGATTACGGGCATTAGGTATGAGTGTCTTAATTGTAAAAAAGGGATCGATGAATCTGAAAAATACCTAATGGATAAAAACGGGAAATGGATTCCAGAGCAGCCCTTTCATGGTGTTGCCGGGTTTTATGTAAACGTTTTGTATTCACCTTTTGTTAGATGGGAAAAAACTATTGAGAAGTTTTTAACTAAAAGAAAAGATCCCGAGCAGTTAAAAACTTTTTGGAACACAGCTTTAGGTAGACCTTTCCAAACTCGCGGCGATGCGCCCGAGTGGAAAAAGTTATATGATAGAAGAGAGAAATATATGCAAAGAGTCGTGCCGGGTAAGGCCTGCTTTGTAACATCGTCTTGCGACGTGCAGAAAGATCGTCTCGAAATTAAATCGATAGCGTGGGCACGGGATAAACAAAATTGGACGATAGATAAGAAGATAATACTTGGTGACACTGCACGCCCGGAAGTTTGGGCCGAGCTTGATCTAGAGATCTACAAAGAATTTCCGCACGAGAAATCGGGTCAACTAATCCCCATAAGGATGTTTGCTATCGACTCTGGGTATCTCACATCTACTGTTTACGACTGGGCAAGACGGCACTCGCAAAACAAAGTAATGGTGGTTAAAGGGCAAGATCATTTGTCGACACTTCTCGGAACACCAAAGCTCGTCGATCTTACAACGCAAGGCAAAAGAATAACTAGGTCGGTAAGAGTTTGGCCCATTGGTGTCTCAAAAATTAAAGAGATGTTTTATAGTTGGCTGAGTCTCGAGGCTCCGATTGAAGGCAAAGAATATCCGCCATGTTTTTGTCACTTTCCTGAATTTGACGATGAGTATTTTAAGCAATTGACTGCCGAAGACTTGGTGAAAAAAGTCGGGAAAAATAAGTTTGCTAAATATGAGTGGGTAAAAAACCGGGATAGAAACGAAGCTTTAGATTTATGGGTTATGGCTTATGCCGCTGCGGCAGCGGTTGGCTTAGATCGCATGACTGATGAGGAATGGAAAGAAGCCGAGTATCAAGCGGGTGTTAATATTAAAGCTAAAACGCCTTCAATAATAGAAGAGCCGCAAGGAATCCCGGATGCTCAGCCGCTTAAAATAGAAGAAGTAGGCTATAAAATACCCACGAGAAAGTCAGAGTATTGGGGCTAAATGGCCGCAGTATGCCTAAAAATGTTTATACTATAGATGCAGTTAGCCCTTTTTTCGGCTTATCATCTAATTAAATGGCATTTACTATTACTCAACTTGAAGCGCTCGAAGCTGCTATAGCCCAAGGTGCAAAGCGCGTTAAATACTCCGACAAAGAAGTGGAATACAATTCTTACGATGACATGATTAAGCTTCGTGATCGTATGCGGATTGAGCTTGGCCTTGTAACAGGCACTTCTCGCCGAATCTATCATTCGACATGCAAGGGCACAGACACCGACGGTGGCTCAGATGAGTAAACAATCGATAAAAGAGACATGGCTAGATAATGCGATTTCTTGGATCTCACCACAAGCGGGTGTTCGGCGTATGCACGCTAGACTCATCCAAGAGAATGCACGCATTCAGTTTCGTGGGTATGAGGGCGCGTCTAAAGGCAGACGCCTCGGCGGTTGGAACCCACCGCCAAGTTCTGCAAATTCTGAAACTAGAGTTAGCCTCAAAGCGCTAAGAAGTAGATCAAGAGACCTTTGTCGTAATGAGGCATACGCAATCAGGGCGGTGAACACTATCGTCACGAATGTCATTGGTGAAGGTTTTCTTGCGAAGGCAAAAGCTAAAACCGAAGGTCGGTCAAAAATATTTCAAGTTGAATGGCTCGACTGGGCACAAAGTCTTGATTGTGACTTCGATGGTCTAAATACTTTTGCGGCACTTCAAGCGCTCGTCATGCGAACAATCGTAGAAAGTGGCGAGGTCTTAGTTCGCAGGGTTAGAAGAGATAGCAATTCAGGCCTTAGTGTCCCGATGCAGCTTCAAATTTTAGAACCCGATTTTTTAGATGATTCTAAAGACGGCGAAGTTTTTTCTGATGGGAGCTTCAATATCCAAGGCGTAGAATTTTCCAAAGAGGGAAAAAGAAAAGCCTACTGGTTATTTCAAAAACACCCAGGTGACACATACGGCGGCATTACTCTCCAAGGTGTAAATTCTGTGCGAGTACCCGCCGAAGAAGTTCTCCATATATTTAGAGTAGAGAGAGCCGGACAAGTTCGAGGTGTTCCTTGGCTCGCGCCCGTAATGTTAAAAATAAAAGACCTATCTGACTATTCAGATTTCACTTTGGTGAGACAAAAAGTTAGCGCGTGCTTCACTGCTTTTGTTACAGCTCCCGATTCGCTTGATTTAAAAGTGGGTTCGTCGGCACAAACTCCCGCAATAGGTGCAAAACTCGAGCCGGGTGTTACTGAGCAACTACCACCAGGATATTCTGTTGAATTTGCGAGCCCACCTACAAGCGGGGATTTTTCACAATTTTCAAATGCTCAACTTCGCGCACTCAGCGCAGGAATGGGAATCACATTTGAAACTCTGACAAATGATTATTCAAATTGCACTTTCTCTAGTGGTCGAATGGGCTGGCAAGAATTCCAAAGGCACATTGATCAATGGCGTGCGCATTTAATAACTCCAAGATTTTGCATTCCAGTTTGGCGGTGGTTTACTGAGACTGCGGGCATTGCAGGTTTTGGAAGTGACAAAGTTGTGGCGATTTGGACGGCTCCAAAAAGAGAAATGATTGACCCTGTTAAAGAAGTTGAAGCATTGAAATCTGAAGTTAGAAGCGGATTAAAATCTTTGCCTGAAGCGATACGTCAAAATGGTTATGAACCTTCTGAAGTTTTCAACGAAATTGCTGAAACAAATAAGGAACTTGACCGATTGAAACTCATTCTCGAAACGGACCCAAGACAAGACCTTGGTGTTGAAAAAGCGAAGGCTGAAGAAGCGTCAAGAACTGGCAAAGAAAAACCGAAAAAAGAAGACTCATAAAAAATTAATTTTTTAAGAAGCTTGCGAATTTTAGGTTCTTTGTACACACTGATCCTATCTCTGCAACGATTTTTATGAAAAAAAAGATTGATTCGTTTAAAAGTCCAATGCTCTCGTTCAGAGCTTCTTTGTCCCCAAAAACTCTCAATACAGAAAAGAGAACAGTCGAAGCTGTCATAACTAGCTC